GGCAACCCGCTCGACATACAGCCGGGAAGCGTATGGCATCGACTGATGACAGAGCTACAACGCAAATTCAAGCGCGAGGACGGAGCGGAGCTTGAGCTGTCGATGTGCTTTGTCGATGCAGGCAAGTGGGGAGACTGGGCTTTCCAAGCCTATAGACTAAGCCAGACCTTTCCTAAGCTCATGGGCAAATTCATGCTGTCGAAAGGTGTTGGGCAGCAAGGCGCGCCGATCAACCCGCGCAAGATGGCATCCATCCATCGCAACATCAAAGGCATCCCCATTGGCGCATGGGCAGGCAAAGACCTGATCTACACGCGGCTCCGACTCGACCCTAGCGCAGATGGCACATTCCTAAGTGGATACATGCATCACCCGATGAGCTACGACGCCAACTACTTCCAACAGCTAACCAGCGACAGCGTGGTCATGGAATACAAAGGCGGCGAAGAGGTGAGGCGCTACGGCAACAACGAAGGCAAGCGAGACGAGGCGCTGGACTGCGCTTATGGCAACCTCGCGGTGTTCATGCTGCGGCGCTGGAATTTTGACGCGCTCGAAGCGGATCTCGCGCAGACTCGGCCAGATGCGCCAGCGCAGGCCGCGCCGTCTGCGTGGTTCTCTGGCAAAGCGCCAGGCGGATGGAATTTGTGAAAGCGATTTGACAATCGGCGTGGGCTTCGTATTCTCAGCCATTCTCTTTCTTGCGTTACGAGCGCAAAACAAACCGGCGGCTTAGGCCGATCCGTCCCATGCTCGTAACATGGGCGGAGGCTTTTTAGAAATAACCTATGAACACAGACAAAGAATCCATATTTGCAGTCACTGGAGGAACCAGCGAACTGACCGGACAACCACTTGAAACCGGATGGCACTCCGATCACATCACGCCACGAGCCGCCGGAGGAATCGACGGAATCGAAAACAGACAAGCAACAAACCCCTACGAGAACCTGCAAAAGTCATGCGCGCATGTTTCATTGCGCGACTGGCAAGCTAGATTTCTTGGAAAGTTTCAACTGCACAACGAAGCCGACTTTCTTTTAGTTGCGCTACCTGGAGCCGGAAAGACCGTGGCGGCACTGGGGGCTGCAAGGGACTGGATGCAACTGAATCCAGAAAAGCGCAGAATCATCGTCGTGGTTCCGTCCGACAACTTACGCGAGCAATGGAAACAAAAGGCGCATGAGCTTTTTGGAATTGAATTGGCAGTCAAGGAGTTCACAGCAGACAACGCCATTTTTAAAAGTAATTTCCAAGGCGCATGCACTACCTACCAGACAATAGGATCAAGTGCTGGTATTTTTAGAGCTTTGGTTAGTCGGCAGCGATATGAATGGATGATCATAATGGATGAAATACATCATGCCGGAGTTTTCGCTTCGTGGGGAAAAGCTATCAAGACGGCATTTGAGCTTGCACCCAAAAGACTCCTGATGTCTGGCACACCGTTCCGCACAGACAGATCGCCGATTCCTTTTGTAACAGTGGACAGCCTTGGATTCTCTAGGTCTGATTTTACTTATGACTATCCAGAGGCAATTCGAGACGGCGTGATTCGAGTCGTAAAGTTTGATCACTATTCCGGCGAATACACAGAAACGGACGACATAACCGGAGAAGAGGTTCAGAAGGCACTTGATCCATCTCAAGACGCGGAAGAGGCATCCCGTAATCTTGCAAACCTTTTGCGCGCTGACAGATGGCAAAGGGAGATGATGAGAACCGCAAACCGAAGATTGGACGAAGTTCGGAAAGACAAGCCTGACGCTGGAGGACTTATAATTGCAAAGGACATCGCACACGCTGAGAGGCTGAGGAATATAATGCAATCAATCACCGGTGAGCATGTGGGGCTAGCTGTCTCCGACGAAGAGAAGACAACCGCTGACATTTCAGAATACAGCGAAGGAACAGAGAAGTGGCTCGTATCAGTTCGACAGGTTAGCGAAGGGACAGACATTCCAAGGCTAATGATTTTGGTTTATCTAACCAACATTTGCACAGAGCTTTTCTTCAAGCAGGCCGTGGGAAGAATTGTTCGTAATCAGGGTGAGGATTTCGATTCGCAATCTTTTTGTTTTATACCGAGTCACCCGCTGCTTGCCCATTACGCCAAGAATATCAACACAGCGGAAGGTCAAGGAGTTGATTTTGATCCGCATGAATTGACAGATCGAGAGAAATCTGAAGACGAAAAGAAAGAGCAGCGCAATCCATCATCTATTGACAGCGATAGTCCGGTTCACGAAGGAACAATCATTGATGGCGATATCTTCCCGCCAGACGAGGCAAGGCACATAGAAATCATTGCAAGTTCGCTTAAGATCACCGTCTATCAATACATGGCTGCGGTAAAATCAGATCGAAACAGGCGAGCATCGTTTCCGATTTCAGTTGCTCCAATAATGAAGGCCAGGACAAAGCCGATGGCCGACAAACTTGCCGAGCAAAAGTCTAAGGCGGCTAGACTTGTTGCGGCTGTGGCCAACAAAACAAACGAAGAGTATTCATTCATCAGGAACCGTGCAAATGAACGCGCAGTAAGTAAGAACGAAAAAGGAACTCTGGAATACTACAACGCAGTCATTTCTGAGCTAGCAACCATGCTTAAAAATGGAAGAGCACGATAATCTTCCGCCAGAGGGGCGATTGCTTAGAAATTCAATGCTCTGCCAATCTCTCGACAAGTCACTAAGGCAGGGAGAAATGGGCATTGGCTCGACGTGTGATTTCATCAAAGCCGTCATCCGAGAGAGGTCATGGGAGAAGCGAACGATCCGCACTGGCGAACTCATCACGCTTTCCAGCCTGCGCGAACTCATCACCAAGCCGCCGCTTGAAGGCTACGGGGAGAAGATTGAGGACGTGGAGCGGATGATTGCCAATGACCCCGAGGCGAGGAAGGATTTTCGACGGGCAATTAAAGAAAAGGGAAACCGTTACAAGAGTAACAATGTTACCCCTCTAAAGCGAGGCAATGGGCAAGCCTACGCGCTCGACAGGTTAGAGCGCGAGACGCCCGAGCTATTCGCCGCCGTGGTGCGCGGTGAGTTGAGCGCCAACGCCGCCGCCGTAAAAGCAGGCTGGCGCAAGGTCAAGACGCCGCTGGAGCGCCTATTTGCTGAATGGAAAAAAGCGAGCGAAGAGGAGCGGGCTGAGTTTCTAAGATCCATCAAAGCATAACAACCCCACAAGGGCGGCACTGGAAACGGTGCCGCCCTTAGCTTTGCTAATTCAAATCACACAAGTTGACAATTTGACCGCATAAGATAAAAGGGGAGCAATGGCACTTGCTCCGCTTACAATTTTCCCGCAGTCGATAACCAGCGGCGACACTACGCGACTCCTGCTCGGTTTCTCGCTTTGTCCTGCGACCACGTTCACCGCTGTCCTTGTGCTGAACCGCGCAGGCGTGGCGCCTGTCACCTCGACCGGCACCGCTAGCGGCAGCTCGTTTGCCTTCGTCATCACGGCTACACAGTCCGCTGCGATGATCGCGGGACAGTGGACATATGCGGCACGCTGCACGGAGATCGCAAGCGGCGACGTGACCAGCGGAGCGGATGGCGACTTTACGGTGCTGGCTAACTACGCCACCACGATCACCGCAAGCACGACACAGCTCCAGCTTGACGCAGCAAATACGGCGCTGCTTACGTTGCTGGCAAATCCCGAGGTGTCGGTCTCGTTCAATGGTCAGTCATTCACCAAGGAAAATCAGTCGATGCTCCTCTCCACGATCCGCAACCTGGAGGCCAAGCTCGCTTCTGAGAAAGCCATCGCCGCCGGCCTGCGCGGAGACGCTCCGACCCGTAGCATCAGGCCATATTTTACATGAGCAAAAGAACCGCAAAACTCAACGGCGCCCGCAACGGTCATTCTGTCCAGATCGTAGACGAGCCGATCCGACAGCCTCGCGCATACACGCAGCTCATCGAGCAGCTCAAGAAAATCTCGCCTGACTGGCGACCGAATCGCATCGGTGTCGATGCCGAACTCTACCGCAATCACTGGGAGCTTCGTGCGTTCTCGCGCAACCTCTGGCGGGAGAATCCTTTCATCATGGGCTACGGCCAGGAGTTGAGCGCGAACGTCATCGGGCCAACCGGCTACACCCTCAGGATGATGATCAAAGAGACTGAGGATCGCATCATCTACAGCGAGGAGGAAAAGGATGTGCTGCAACGCGCAGAAGCCAGGCGCAACGATGTGTTGCGCTTCACCGCCAACAAGTCAGGCGCTAAGTTTAAAGCCGAGAAGCTACTGCACACAATCAAAGGCAAATCCTCGGTGAAGGTTGGCGAGCTTGACACTTTCGCAAACCAGCTAATCGAAAAGAAGTGGGCCGAGTGGCAGTTGCGTGAAAACTGCACAGTGACAGGGCGGATCAACTACAACGAATCCCGACAGCTTCGCTTAAAGTCCTGCGCTCGAGATGGCGATCACTTCATCCGACTAATCCGCGACTCACGCTATGAGCCGTTCGGCTT